ATGAAGGGAATAGAATATTTAAGTCAAAAGATTAATCCAGCTAAGACTCAAGAATTAAAATTATATTATGAAGATGAATTAGCAAGAGCTCTAGCAGAAGATGGTTCTGCAGCAAGTGCTTTTGTTACACCTCAAACTTATTATCCATCGGTGAGTTAATGACAGCACGATTTTCTCAAGGTAAATATTCGTTGGCTATTTCGGATAGAAGTGGTCAAGCATTTCCATATCCTGAAATGGTACGAGAATGGAATGGTGCATGGGTACATATTTCTGAATATGAACCTAAGTCTCCTCAATTAGAATTAAAGGTAACTGGGGGAGATCCTCAAGCTTTACAACATCCTCGAACAGCACGAACTGAATTCGCTACCTGTACATTATTAGTGGGTGATCCTTTTTTTACTACCACGGCTGGAACTTCGGTTGTCAGAGTATTTGAACCTGGCCACACACGAACTTTAGGAAATACTTATCGTTTTTATGGACCTACTATGGTAGCTCCAGGAACAGGAACGACTTCCAATCCGGTTGCTCAATATGCTGATTGCCAAGATGTTGATGGAATAAAAGGATCAGAAATTTGTAGAGCTGCGGGACATGTTATTTCTCAATATGGAACTAAATATAATGAAACTTATAATTATTATCAGTTTACAGTTAGCTCTGGAACTGCTACAAAAGGAAATACTCGTGGAGGAGGTGGCTCGATCTCAATAGGACCAGTCACATTACAAGCATAATGGCACAATTTACATACTCAACATTAACTACAGCAATTCTAAATTTTAGTGAGACTGATACTTCGGTTTTAAGTTCCACGATTACTGATCAATTAATCGCGAACGCTGAAGAAAGAATCTTCAGAGATGTTAATATTGATGCCAATAGATTTTATTTTCAAGCTACAGCAAACAGCGGACAAGGAACTTATAATGCTCCTTCAGGATGTTTGATTATTCGAGCTATTAAAATGACCGATACTTCTAATAACATGTGGTATTTACAAAAAGTAGATCAAACGATGTTAGATGAATATACTCAAGATGAAACCAATAATACGGGAAAACCTCTTTATTGGGCTAATTATGATGGAGGAGATGGATCGGGTTCGGGATATTATAAAATAGGACCTTCTCCTGATGCGGCTTATACGATTGAAGTTGAGTTCTTAAAAATGCCTACGGGCTTAAGTTCCGGTAATACGACAACTTATATCAGTCAAAGGTTCGGAAATGGCCTTCTTTATGCTTCTCTAGTAGAGGCTTTTGGATATCTAAAAGGCCCAATGGATATGTTGACATATTATGAAAACCGATATAAACAGGAGATAGATAAATTCGGTCTTGAACAAATTGGAAGACGAAGAAGAGGAGACTACACGAGCGGTACGATTCGTATTCCTCTCAACACGCCATCCACTACGGATTCGGGTTTAACTAAATAGGAGATTTATGGCTATAACAACAAGTGCAGTTTGTAACTCATTTAAAACACAGATCTTAGAAGGCGAACACGATTTTGGGGTTAGCACAGATGTTTTTAAAATTGCAATGTACATCAGTACAGCGACTCTGGGAAAATCTACAACAGATTATTTAACAGCTGGAGAAACTTCTGGAACTAATTATACTGCTGGTGGAAAAAAATTAGCAGTAGCGAGTCAGTTGGTAACTTTAGAAAGTGACACAGCATGTGTTGATTTTGCTAATGTATCCTGGCAGACTGCAACAATAACAGCTAGAGGAGCTTTAATTTATAATACTTCTTCTTCAGATAAAGCTGTTTGTGTTTTAGATTTTGGTGGAGATAAAACTTCAACTGCAGGAACCTTCACAATTCAATTCCCAGCACCTACAAGTACGCAGGCGATTCTAAGAATAGCTTAAGGAGGATAGACTCCGATGGCTGCCAATAGTTGGAACCAATCTGGCACAACCTGGGGACAAAATTCCTGGGGCCAACAAGCTGATGTTAATCTAGAATTAACCGGTCTTTCATTAACTCCTTCTTTAGGAGAAGTCACAGCATTTCATAATTCAGGATGGGGACGTCTCACTTGGGGCGAATACGAATGGGGTGTTGATTATCTTAACGCTTCCGTCGATGTTACTGGTGTATCTTTAACTACTTCTTTAGGCGATGAAACAGCAGAAGGAACCATTGAAAAAGGATGGGGCCGAGGATCTTGGGGTAATAGAGCCTGGGGTGATGCTTATTCAGTTCTTCCGACAGGACAATCACTTACTGCTTCGGTAGGAGATGTAGGTATTGTTGCTGATTCAATTCATGAGTTAGTCACAGGAGTTAGTCTAACTGCTTCAGTAGGATCTATAAAAGGAACTTATGCCGTTACGCCCGCGGGTGTTTCTTCTACTATTTCTGTAGGCACACCAATCGTTGAAGAAAGCATTGTTGAATCCGTAACGGGTCAATCTTTGACTACAACAGTTGGAACCACTTACGTTATTGGTCCAGCGACGGCGACTGTTACAGGCTTTGGTTTAACCGCTTCTTTAGGAGATGAAACCGCTTATACGGACGTAACCATTGATTTAACTGGCTTTGGTTTAACTCTTTCTTTAGGTACAATTAAACAAAATACTATATATGGGGTCAGCGGATTAGGGTTGACATCAAGTATAGGTAGTGTAAGTATTGTTTCAGAAGCCATTGTTAAGCCTACGGGGGTTGAATTAACGGCCTCTGCGAATGCCACAGCGTTTGCGTATTCGCCGGTTGACAAGGGATCAAGTGTGACTTATAGTGAAGTATCTAAAGGTACAACTGTAACTTATACCGAGATAGATAAAACAGCGGCCTAGGAGAATAAAATATGCCTTCAACGTATACGAATTTAGGAATTCAGAAAATGGCTACCGGTGAAAAAGCCGGTACATGGGGTACATTAACTAACACTAACTGGGATATTATTGAACAGATTGGTTGTCAGTACACAACTCAAGCTCTTACGAGTGGTGGAACAGTTACCCTAACAAAAAATGATGGTACTACAGGTGCCACTCTTGCAACAAGAATTTGGAAATTAACAGGAGCAATCTCTGGAAATGCGATTGTTACTGTACCCGACAGTATTGAAAACTGGTGGTTAGTTTATAATGCAGAATCAAATGGTACTCATACCGTTCAAGTTAAAACAGTTTCAGGAAGTGGAGTGACATGGACTGCAGGTTTAAATACATGGAAATTGCTTTATGCAGATGGAACCGATGTGGCAGAAATTCCTTTAGGAAGTCCCGCAGGTTCTACTACACAAATTCAATATAATAATGCAGGATCCTTTGGTGGAGATGCAAATCTAACTTGGGTTGCTGCAGATGGTCTAAATATTGGATCACAGAAAGAACTACGATTACAAGACACTACAGGAGGAGAGTACATTGGAATGAAAGCAGCAGGAGCAACGACATCTTATACTTTAACGATGCCGGCGGCCGTTGCTACTTCTAATGATCAAATATTAACATCAACAACAGGGGGTGTTTTATCATGGGTGGACAACTCAGGAGGAACATCATGGCAAGCAGTTATTACAGCTGACCCATCTACTGCAACAGCAGGGAATGGATATTTCTGTAATACGACTTCAGCAGCATTTACAGTGACATTGCCAGCATCTCCAAGTTTAGGCGATGAAGTAACTCTGGTTGATTATGCTGGAACATTTGATACTAACAATCTAACTGTCGGTCGTAATTCAGAAAAAATTGAAGGTACAGCTGCCGATTTAACAGTCTCAGTTGAACGTGCTGCTTTTACTTTAGTTTATACGGATTCTACTCAAGGCTGGCTATTGAAGGATAAATAATCCTCATGGCAACTTATAAAGGCATTCAAGGATATACTGTCCAAAAATTATCATCGGATCCTACGGCGAGTGAAGCTGTTGGACAACTTTGGTATAATTCTGGCATAGGGAAATTTAAAATAGGAACAGAAGGCGCAGGAACTTGGGCTTCAGGAGCCGCTATGAACACTGCAAGAATGGCTGAAGGAAATGCCGGAGTTTCTCAAAGTTCAGCTCAAGTAGCCGGTGGCTATACAGGAACACCTACTACAGGAAGAGATTATACGGAACAATATAATGGGACAGCTTGGACTGAAGTAGCTAATTTAAACACGGCAAGATTTTATTTTGCAGGTTGTGGAACGCTAACAGCTGCCCTTGTTACGGGCGGGGATATACCAGGTGCTCCTACCACAGGAAATACAGAAAAATGGAATGGAACGTCTTGGAGCGAAGTTGGGGTT